CCTTTATCCATTAACTTTGCATTCGACGCGCTAACCGCAGACGACATTTCCGTTGTTGTTATTGCGACCAATGACGCTCGGGTGGTGCTGGAGGAGGGAACCCACTACTCTCTTGACTTTGCCAACAAGACAATTACGTGCCTTGAATCAGCGTGGACCGTAATCCCATTGGTGTATTCAAGTAGCGACATCCGAATCTACAGGACAACCTCGGTTCTTCCGTTGATTGACTTTACGCCGGGCGCGGTGCTGAATGAAGGCGACCTCGATACCGCCTACAAGCAAGGACTATTCGCCGCCCAAGAGATGGTTGAGGATGCTGCCGACACCGGTGCGGGAATCCAAAGTGTAACCTCGGCTGGTATTGCCGATGGGGCAGTGATCTCTGATAAGATAGCCGACGATGCGGTAACAACAATCAAGATTGACGACGGGGCCGTAACATCCACCAAGCTGGCTACTAACTCGGTCACGGCGTTTCAACTAGCGGCCACTTCCGTAGATTCTACGAAACTTGTCAACAATTCGGTAATAACGGCAAAACTTGCGGACAACGCTGTGGAGACGGCAAAGATTGCCAATGCTAACGTGACCCAAGCAAAGGTCGATAAGGCAGACCAATCCGAGATGGAAAGTCAAAGCAGCACCGATGGTGTTGTTACACCTGATGTTCTTAAGTATAGCCCGTTCTCTCCAAGGTGCTATGGATCAGTGGGGCTCGCCTCTAACAATGACGAAACCTTTGTCAATGGCTACAATGTCGCTTCTGTGTCTGCTAGTAATTCTGAGCGAACAATTAACTTTACGGAAGATTTAGACACGACGGACTATGTTGTGCTGTTAACTATCAAAGGGACAACAGCAGCCTACAATGCGCCGTCAGTTATCAGTAAAGCAACATCAGGATTTGTCATAGACTTGAACACTACCACAGCTTCAGGCAGGGCTATTGACTTCGTCGTCTTCGGAAGTAACTATCCTAGCTCGTAACACAATACGATGAACTCGTCTCTGAATACTCCACTTGTAGGTATTACCGGATTGATTGCAAACATAACACTCGAACAAGTTAACACCATTGTTGCTATTGCGGTAGGTATATCTACCCTGTTGTATATGTTAATAAAAATATATCATTTAATAACTAACAAAAAGAGATGAGCGACGAGAAACGAAGTATAAAAATGGAAGGGTTGCAGGACCTTTTGATAGATACATTTATAGATCAAATCAAACATGGTGACCCTGCGCCTGCCTTGTTAAACGCTGCACGTCAGTTACTTAAGGACAATAACATCACGGCAAGTGTTACTAAAGACTCACCCCTTGAAGCACTTGTTAATTTACTTCCATTCGAAGACCCAACTGATAAAGTTGTTAATGAATGAGTAACACTATTCCACCACAGCTTAAGGACTTCCGTAACTTCCTTTGGATGACATGGAACCACCTTACGCTTCCGGCACCCACTCCAATCCAATACGAGATCGCCGAGTGGATGCAAAAAGGTCCGCGCCGAGGGGTCATCCAAGGGTTTCGCGGAGTCGGCAAGTCGTGGATCTGTTCTGCCTTTGTGGTCCACCAGTTACTCCTTGACCCACAAAAGAACATCCTGGTTGTCTCCGCATCCAAGAACCGCGCCGATGACTTCTCTACGTTCACCCTTAGGTTGATCCATGAGATGCCCGTATTGGCTCACCTGATGCCCGGGGACAAACAACGCTTCTCCAAGATCTCCTTTGATGTCGGACCAGCCCAAGCATCCCATGCACCCTCGGTCAAGTCCCTTGGAATAACATCTCAGCTTACCGGCTCCCGAGCAGACATCATTGTTGCCGATGACGTGGAGGTCCCAAACAACTCCGCAACACAGTCAATGCGCGACAAGCTCTCTGAGCAAGTCAAGGAGTTCGAAGCCATCCTTAAGCCCGAGGACAACAGCCGCATCCTTTTCCTTGGGACACCCCAGTGTGAGGACAGCATTTATAACAAGATGCTTGAACGGGACTACGAGATGCGCGTGTGGCCCGCAAAGACAATAACAAAAGACAAGTCCGAAAAGGTCTACCGAGGTAACATCGCAGAGTCCTGTGTGGATGATGAGAACACCGGTAGACCCACCGAACCCAGTCGCTTCAACGAGATCGACCTAGCAGAGCGCGAAGCATCCTATGGTAAGTCAGGGTTCGCCATGCAGTTCATGCTGGACCCCAAGCTGTCAGACTTGGATCGCTATCCCTTAAAGATCAATGACCTTATTGTTATGGATCTTGATGACGAGACAGCCCCAGAGAAACTGGTGTGGGCTCAGGTGCCCGAGAACGCTTGGGACAGCACGGTGCCCAACGTAGGGTTCACCGGGGATCGCTTCTTTCGCCCAATGAAGACTGTGGGGGAGCATGTGCCCTACACCGGAAGTGTCCTTGCAATTGACCCTTCGGGCCGAGGAAAAGACGAGACATCATGGGCTGTCGTCAAGATGCTCAATGGTTACCTTTATGTTACCGATGCCGGTGGTATGCAAGGAGGATACGACGAAAAGGTCCTTAAGGTGCTTACCATGAAGGCCAAGATGAATAAGGTAAATGTTATTGTGGTGGAAAGCAACTTCGGTGACGGCATGTTTGTTGAGATCATTAAGCCCTATCTTACCAAGATCTACCCTTGCACCATCGAGGAAGTCCGACATAACATCCAAAAGGAGAAGCGAATCGTGGACACCCTTGAGCCGGTGATGAACCAACACAAACTTGTTATCGACCCAAAGGTCATCCGTAACGACTACGATACCGCCCAAAAGTATCCCATCGAGACCCAACTCAAGTATCAACTGATGTTCCAACTGTCTCGCCTTACACGAGAAAAAGGAGCCCTAACACACGATGACCGCCTAGATGCCCTTTCGATGGCTGTGGCCTATTGGACACAACAGATGGCCCAAGACGCTGATACTAAGATGGTTGAACGTAAAGAGGAGCTTATCCACCAGCAACTCATGGCATTCAAGGATGCCTACTACAAAACCCACAATAACCAAAATAACATAACAACATGGATATAAACACTGTTAACGAGATTATAACGATGCTTGAGGAATACCGCGATAGTGGCCTTAGGATGGATTCTGAGAGGGTTTTGGAGTCGTCCTTAGGTGAACCTAGGAAACAACGCTTAGTGCTCGCTGTGGGGCATTCTAGGGCCAAAGACAACGGTGCGATGGGTTTGGATGGTGTCACCAGTGAGTGGGCCTACAATCGAGCCCTTGCTCACTTCATCAATCTTTATCTCGACGAGTCCATTGATGTTACCATTGTTGATGTCTACAAAGGGGATTCCTACGGGGATGCCATGATGAACCTTAAGCTGGCCGTGGACCCCCTTAAGGCTGACCTAGTGGTGGAGCTTCACTTCAATTCCTTTAGTGATCCCAACGCCAACGGATACGAAGCCCTTTACTGGCACACCTCCCTGCGGGGCCGCACCGCCGCCGACGCCTTCATTGATGTGTTTGAGACGTGCTTTCCCGACAACCTTAATCGTGGCGCCAAACCCGTCACCGACACCAACCAAAGGGGCGCACGGTTCCTTAAGACCCTTAAAGCGCCTTGCGTGATCCTTGAGCCGTTCTTCGGTTCCAACCCAAAGGAGTGGGAAATGTTCAACGATACACACGGAAAACAACAACTCGGAAAGACCATAGCCACCGGTATTAACAAGTGTTTTTCAGGTTGGCGTAAGTAGTTGAATAACAATCACTTACAAATAGGGGCCATAGTAGGGGGAGGGGGAAAAGATAACAATCTCTCCCTTAAGGTCTACTTAAAGTTGATCTTAGGAGACCCCGAAGGGAGACTTATCTAAGGAGATTTTAAATTTAACAATAACATCATTCCTTAGTATTGTTATTAATAATTACCAATAACATCCAACTATAGATACACTATTAGAGTGCACCGTTCGAACAGCTATAGGCACTTATAAGTGAGCGAACGGTAACCTAATGTTAACTTAAGTGGTATTGTTAATGTTAATCTTTATATCCAACTAATCAGTGTTTAATGCAACATAACTCCAACATCCCAGAGACTTCTATGGATGCCCTTGAGCATTCCTTGGCTATCCTTCAAGAGCACTTCGATGATGTTGTTGTTGCCTGTCATCATCACGACACCAAGAACATCAAGGTCATCTCACCGAACCCTTATGCTGGCCTGGGGATGTTACCGACGATCCAACAGAAGCTCCGAGGTTTCATTGAGCAAGCCGAGATGGACCAAATGATGCGCGAAGAGAGCTTTAGGATGCCTTTGGATGATGACGAAAGTTTTGGTTAAAAAAATGTGAGGGGGAACGTAGTAGGGCGAGCTGCCGAAAATCCCCCGCGGCCCCCCTCGAAATCACCAAGAGGACACCGGATCTCTCGCAATTAAGCAAGGGGGAGGTGTTAAACTGCTGCAAATCAGCAATAACCAAATACACTTAGAATGTCTTTTAAGGTGCCAAGGGTGTTACCAGGGTGCCGGATTGTTATTTAGGCGGAGCCGTGGCTTATTGCAAGTAAGTTGCATTAGTCCGTATTTTTGTTGTCCCACCCCCTTTGAAATGTTTGTGTATTCACTTTGTAACTACAGCTTAGAGGACACCAAGGACACTTAAAGGACACAGGGGACACCGCAAAGAAAGCAAGCAAGCTCCAAGATCAAAGCCACTTGTCCTACAGCTTTGAAAAACTTTCGAAAAACATGCAACTAATGATAGACATCCCCCCCGCTTTATGGTAATTAGAAGCGCTATGTATAAAACACAAGACACCACACCACAGATCACTTGCGAAGCATTAACATATGCGGGCCAAGATGATGAGATCGCGGACCTTTGGGAGATCGTCCATGATGTTATCAATACAAGGGGAGCAATGCACGTTGACGGGATCAAGCAATGGCTACCAGCGTATACGGGCCAAAATGATCTTAAAGACGCCTTGCACCCGGAGTTATTCAACGCCGTGATCAAGCACGCGATCGCTCAAAGTAACAACTAACAAACAACAAGACCATGATCGATCCAAACCACATGACGCCGGTTCTTTGGCTGCTCCTTGCAGTCTTCACGGCTGCACCATTCGCCTATCTCATCATCGCCATTAACATGCACCGAACCCGTGCGAGATATGAGCGCATGCGAAGAGAAGCCGAAAGATCCCGTCGCCAGCATCGGAACCGCCTTTAGAAGTCGCGTTAATTCCATGCCAGCTCCTCGGTCAATCCGGGGGGTTGTTTGGAGTTAATACGCTCCACTTATGATTATGAAAAAAACAATCCAAAACTATCCAAACGGAAGAACAACGCAACTGATCAAAGACACGCTTGGCGTATCTTATACAGTGGCCGAAGTTGAGGCGTTCCTTGCCAAATTCGAAAATCAATCACGTGAGCAAGCTCCCTACTTTGATGGAAGGTTGTTGGACAAGATTGATCTTCTCAAAACTGCTTTGGGAAAGAATGCTAACACGTAAAATTAGCGCGTTAATTCCTCGAGTCCCTCGGTTATTCCGGGGGGCTCTTTGGAGTTATACGAACTCCGTTTATGTTATGAGAAACCTGATGAAAGAAAAAAAACCAAGCGCCATGTTTATCAAGGCAACGCTCAAGAAATTGAGTCCCGGCACCCTTAACGAAACGCCGTCGGTGATGTTTGAATTTGATGCTTTGGACGTTAATGAAAATGAAATGGTTGAATTGGATGTCTGCATGTCGCTTGACGAAGTCGAAAAGATTGCGAGCATTCTAAAATTCGACAAGGAAACCCAAAACCCGGAGGAAAACAACTAAGGATGAAAAGTAAATCAGAGCGACCTAAGGGAGATTTCATATTCGGAATTGTGAATCATTTGGGACAAGAGCATGACGTGCGAGTAGATAGCGAGATCTTTGAGGCGTACAAATGCCCGGTTTCGCGTGTTCTTTACATTCACGCCCATAATCGTGATGTCACTGAGGGCAAGCCCTTTGAAATCAAATCTAGAAGCTGGGAGGAAGTAAAATGATTGTCCAAACATTATCCACGTGGGAAGTTGCAGACCTATTGTTTGCC